ACCACAACAATTCCAAAAACAACCACACCCACAACGGTTATACCTCCTGCTGGCTCAGACATAATCCCGACAATTCCAATAACATTCACATCTGTTACAGCAGCAGAAATGGCAGCAGTTGTAGAGTATGCCGAGGCCGCTGCTGCAAGAGCAGATGCAGTAGCAACTTTAACAGATTCCCTTGTTGCAGCAGGTACAGCCATCCTTGCCGCTTCTTCTGCCATGGCTACTGTAGACATAGGCTCAGCTGCAACCTCATCAATAGTTGCAGGAATGTTAGGCGGAGCAGACTTCGGAAGTGCAGTAAGAGGGGCTAACTATGCAGCACAGGCGGCGGCTAGTTACAACATTACTGTAAACACAGGTGTGGGAGACCCTAACGCTATTGCTGAGGCTATCAATCAAGTCTTAATCGATGCTATTAATCGTGGCACACTTACTAATCAGATTCTTAATGTCGCATGACTTGGCTTCCAGAATGGCGCGTAACGGTCGGTGATGATGTCTATACGACTGTTACCTCTGTTTCCTTTGCTTCTGGTCGCTTAGATATTGATCGTCAATGCTCAGCAGGTTACTGCCGAGTAGAGATTATTAACACTACTGGAGCAGCCTTTACAGTCAATGTCACAGAGCCAATTACTTTAGAGCTTAAAGATAGCGGTGGCACTTATGTCACAGTCTTTGGCGGAGAAGTATCAGATTTTAACATTGGAGTGCGTAGCCCAGAGGAGTCAGGGTTTATCACTACTGGCACAATCTTAGGCATTGGATCACTTGCTAAACTCACAAAGGCTGTCTATAACACCGCCCTTATTGAGGAGTTAGATGGCGAGCAGATTGCAGACATTCTAGGCGCAGCACTTAACCTATCTTGGGCAGAGATCACTCCTACTGTCACATGGGCTACCTATCCAGCCACAACAACATGGGATGATGCAGAGTCTTACATAGGCACTATCGACACAGGCTTTTACACCATGATTCCAGTAGCCGCTTCAGCCTCAGCAAAATCTCAGATCCTTGCAGACCAGATTGCCAATTCAGCCTTAGGCCAGATTCATGAGGAAAAGAATGGAGATGTTTCCTATGACGATGCAGACCACCGATCTAACGACCTTGCAGCAAATGGCTTTACTGCACTCGATGGCGCGTATGCAACACCGACCTCTATCACATCCTCAGTCCAGACTTCTCGCATCCGTAACAGCCTTATCTATCGCTACGGCACATCCTATGGAAGCACCTACAGTACGTCTGATACCGACTCTATAGCCTCCTACGGCCTGTTTGAGCGTTCCATTGACTCCAACATCAAGTTACTGGCAGACATCACGGATATAGCTACTAGAGAGCTTAATCTAAGGCGCAGCCCTAGAGAGCAGTTAGGCGTAATTACCTTTAGGTTAGATAACCCTAACATCCCTAGCCAAATGTTAGATGACCTTATTGGGGTGTATTTTGGTGAGCCTGTGTCAATTAGCAACCTGCCTAGCAATTTACTAAATGGTACATTCCAAGGCTTTGTGGAGAATGTGGCACTCAGGGCAACCCCAAGTTTTACAGAGATCACCCTCTATATCACGGCGACGGATTTATCCCTATCAACGACACAATGGGAAACAATAATTCCAAGTAATCTCATCTGGACAGGCGTAAATGGTACACTTATCTGGAACAACGCGACAGGAGCTTTAACATAATGGCGAGCACACCGATATATAACTGGCCAACCCCTGATAACACAGGATTGGTAAAAAATGGCGCATTAGACATTCGCAACCTTGGCGATGCTATTGATACCACAATGGCCACGATGACTCCTAAATCCCTTGTCGATGCTAAAGGCGATCTTGTCACAGCTACAGCAGACAATACACCTGCTCGCCTAGCTGTTGGTGCTAACGACACCGTACTCACGGCTGACTCAAGCACAGCAACAGGATTAAAATGGGCTGCGGCTGCTGGCGGTGGTGGTTTTACACTTTTGCAAACAATTACAGCTAACAACACAACAACTAATTACACAACAAGCACAATCCCAGGAACATACAAACACATTTTAATTACTGGTATTGGTTTGCAAGAAGCAGGAACAAGTGACGGGTCATTCTCTGTCAGACTAAATGGAGATACAGGCTCAAATTATACCCGCTATCGGCACACAATTTTTGGCACAACCGTTGGTGAAAATGTTGGATATACAACTCAAATGTCAATCGATGGTGTGATGGCACAATCGAGTCAAGGTGTAGATGCTTATGGTCAGGTTCAAATCTGGCTTTATGACTATGCCCAGACAACAACAAACAAACCGATGTTTGCTTTCGGCTCATCTTTTAACAGCGGCACAAACAGAAAATGTTGGTCAAACGGAGTTTGGAAAAACACCGCAGCAATTACAAGCATCACTTTAACCGACACCAATAGTCTTAACTTTAATGCTGGAACATTTAGAATATATGGAGTTTCATAATGAAAACTTATACCGTGTGTGAAATTGATTTGGCAACAGGTAAAGAGATTTTGCGCGAAATGAACGAAGCAGAATTGCTTGTCTTACAAGCAGATCAAGCGTTAAAAGCAAAAGAGATGCAAGAATTAGAAGCTTTAAGTGCAGCTAGAGAAGCAGCAACCTCAAAACTTACAGCACTTGGATTAACTATTGATGACTTAAAGGCACTCGGATTATAAGTGAAAGCGAAATTATCTAAAGCTGCAATTCAGTTAAGAGAGCAGTTTGATGACACCTACCCAGATCGAGATCGGCTTTCGGATGGCTGGATCGGTGATCGGAGACACGCTTTACGCAAGTCGGATCATACACCTTGCGAGCTTGGGTGGGTTCGTGCCATTGATGTGGACAAAGACCTCCATAAAGGTGGGAAGCCAGACATCATGGGAGACCTTGTCGATCAGGTTCGTCTTGCTTGCAAGTCTAAATCAGAGAAGCGAATCAGTTACATCATATTTGATGGGCGGATCTGCTCACCCATCCTTAACTGGAAGTGGCGCAAATACACAGGGGCTAACAAACATACCAAACACGCGCATTTCAGCTTTAAGAAAGAAGCTGACAATGCTGGGGCTTTTTATCAAATACCTATGTTAGGCGGAGAATAATGAAGAACATAAAAAACCCTATTTATCTAGCTGCAGGTGCTTTCTTAGCAGCATGGGCATCATCTAACTTTGAGTTAGATTATCGCGCTGTATTGTGGGCTGTACTTTCAGGCGTATTTGGATATGCGAGCCCTAAAAAGTGACACAGGAAAACTTCTTTCAGCTCTACATAGCCACCATAGCCGCTATCGGTGGACTTTCAGCCTTCGTTATTACTCACCTACTAGCAGAAATAAAGCGACTCCACTCGCGTGTCGATGAGATTTATAACATACTCCTAGAGGGATAATTCTGCCATGGCAAGAAAAGCAACTAAGGCGTTAGAGGAGCAAGGCTACTCAAAACTTGATGCTTATTGCATTGGGCTTTATGAGTATTTCCTATCATTAAAGCGCGCAGGTTTCCCTGAAGATATAGCCATGTTCATGATCACAGAGCCTCAGGCCTATCCTCATTGGATCTTGCCTGATGGAATACCTCCTGAGAAGTTAGGTGACTATATGGATGAGGATGACGATTAAGCGAATCGTGGTTGTATCGGATCTCCAAGTCCCATACCATGACAGGGTTGCAACTCGCAACCTTGCTAGCTTTATCAAAGCATTTAAGCCTGATCAAGTAGTAACGATAGGCGATGAGATTGACCTTCCCCAGATAAGCAAGTGGGAAGAAAATCGGATGGGCTCGTATGCCCAGACCCTAGATGATGATCGTAACGAAGCTGTTCAGCTGCTCTGGGAGTTAGGTGTCACAGACTGCATAAGGTCTAACCACACCGATCGGCTTTACAATGTCATCATGGCTAAAGTACCAGCCTTTGGCGCATTACCTGAGCTGCGCTTTGAGAAGTTTATGCGCTTTGATGAGTTAGGCATTACCTTTCACAAGAATCCTATGCCTATTGCTCCTAACTGGATTGCAGTACATGGAGACCACACACCCATCAAACCACAAGGGGGCTTATCAGCCCTTGAAGCGGCTCGTAGGCATGGTAAGAATGTCATCTCAGGTCATACCCACAGAGCAGGGCGTTCGGCCTTCTCAGAGGCCTCAGGAGGCCGTATAGGGCGTGTCCTGCATGGTGTCGAGGTAGGCAATCTTATGGACTTCAAGCAAGCTGCATATACTAAAGGCGTTGCCAACTGGCAGCAAGCCTTTGCCATTATCTATGTGAACAAGGCTAAAGTGCAGGTCGATCTAATCCACATTGAAAAGGATGGCACATTTATTGTGTCGGGAAAGAGCTACGGCAGGGCTCGTTAATCGTTATCAAGTCGTTACCTAAATGTGCTTGATTCGTCTGGTGTTTATGCAACACTAAAGCCATGACAAGCACAACGACACTAATTAAAGAAGAGTTTTGGACACTCGTATGCGAGAAGCATGGTTTTACTTGCGACTTTAAGACAAAGAAGCAAGCTCTAGAGTGGAAAAACAATTCATCAATTTGGTGCGAAAAGTGCTAACAACTACTAGAGAAAAGGGCGAATAAATGAGCTTTGAGATGCCAGTCATCGTGTTGCTTTTAGCAGCTAATGTTTTGTGGTACTTGGTCGGTTGGGCTAAGGGCTTTAATGAGGGAAAGCGTGAGGGCTTGGTCGTAGGTAAGACCTTTCAGCGAGTGACAACAGATGCGCGCTAATGAGATCCTCTTATCAG